AATATTAGAACGTGGGCGAGCTATGCTCCGGCGTAGCTAAGGCTGCTGCGTAGCGTAGTGGTTTCTACCCTCCCAGGGGTACACACCGCCGCGCGTGTCGGAAAATTCGACTCCGATCACCGGGAAATTGCATTAGAGCCCAAAACAGGAGAGAGAATGTTAACTTTTTCGGCGCACTCCGACGCGCCTAACAGACACAAACACGGGGGTATTTTTGGAAAGTCTTTATTTGTCCCCAAATGAGGACCCGATATATTGGGGACAATTTTACCTATTGGAGACAGGTTTTTTATCTCCTTTCACCCATTTACCATTTACCGCGCGATAAATGGTAAAAACCATACTCACCTTAAAAACGTCACCGTTCAAGGTCCCCATTATTATTTTTTTCTTTTTTTCTTCTATCTCAAACGACATCGTTTTCGAGTTTTATTTTTTTTTTACTTTTTTCTTTTCTTTTCTGGGCTTCTTTGTTTCGAGTCGCTGCGCTCCCATTTTCTTTCTTGGATTATAGTTCTTTCTTTGTTTTCGTTTTCTTTCCTTTTCAGTTCAGTCTACGTTTTTCTTATCCTTTTTCTTGTTCTCATGTGTACGTATATATACGTACACACCCCATGTATTAGGATTTCAACTCCACTTCACCACACATGTAATACATCTCCATCATATCTTTAAAGTATTGATCCACAATCACATATTAAGGGATAAATCACTCACAACCACACAACAACACCAAATATCTCACAGTTAGTCCTATAAATGCATGTATCACACACACTTCCATCACACAAGCAAGATGGCTAGAAGCGGCATCAACACTCAAGGAGTCCGGTTCACAGTCGACGTACGCATCATGGAAGGCATGAGGCTCTTCATTCACATGAAACTAGTATCCACCAGGACACCAGCGATCATCAAGTATGAGGGGATCGTCAAGTACACATACGGAGACCTGCTCATTCCATTCGACTTCAACGGATTCGAGACCAACATCATCGCCAATTTCTTATTCGCCTACAACGGGGCAAAAATAGAAAAGATCGACATCGTAGACATAGTCGAACGGCTGGATATATTTGTACTCGAAAACCATGAGATTATGGGCATGGATGTAATCGAGCCTTATGTATTCAATAAAACATTCACCGTTTAATTTCAAATAACAGATCATCAAGTAGATAATAAGCCTTACTATAATCAACAACATAAACGGACCTAACACCCAACAGGCCACTTTCAAAGGCCCAATCACATTAGATCCAATTCATATGGCCCAAATAGAAGTCAAATCCAGTCAAGGCAGTCAGTGGGACCCACCAAGAGCCATCGGTCACCGCTCGCCCACGGT